CATTAACAGATAAAAGTATTATCTTTACTACTGAGATTGACGGATATTTTAAGAAGTCAAAAAAGAAAACATCTAAACTTTTATTGGGAGATAATTTTGAAGACTCTGTAAAGAAATACTCAGAAATATTTCCAAGTATTAAACTTGCCAGTGGTAAGTATGCAAGATCTAACTCTAAGAATTTAGAAAATGCATTTAGATGGTTCTTTGAAACTTATGATTATGATTGGGAAACAGTTTTGTTAGCAGCAAAGAAGTATGTTTTGGAATATAGGGAGATTAACTATCAGTACATGAGAACATCTCAATATTTTATTAGAAAGCAAAACAGTGACAAAACTTGGGACTCAGACTTAGCTGATTACTGTGAAATGATTTTAAACAAGCCAGATGATGAAATAATATTTATAAAAGAAAGACTATTTTGATACAAATAAATTTTAAAAANNTNTTNATTGNANTTATAGGTAGNGNATGCTTNTACTTGATAATTAACAATTATATTNTANAGNTNANNATTTGGGAATATATAGCTATAGAAGCTATAATNACTATNTCNCATCANCTNTATGANANANTNAANCCTTCTANNGAAGGNACTGAACAAGATTAATCTATAGAATATGTATAATGATGCAAGCCCTCTAAAGGCTGTGAGTGAGAGAGATGCTCTTAAAAAAGCACTCTATAAAATGAAAGCTAGACGCAATGGTGAGTTAAAATCATTGAAGACAGCTTGGGTGAATTTTAATAATGCTTTTTGTGATGGTCTAGAATGGAGAACTATTACAGTTGTTGGTGCAAGACCAGGAACAGGTAAGACTTTATTTATGGAACAATTGGTTAATGATGTCATTAAGTTGAATGGTGACCAAAAGTTTAGGATATTAAAGTTTCAGTTTGAGATGCTAGATGAGACAAATGGTATTAGAAAATTGTCTATGAATGTTGGTTCTGATTATAATACTCTGATGAGTAAGGAAAAACCTGTGGACAGAGCTATTTTTCAAAAGTGTGTTGACTTTTATGATAGTACAGAAGGGTATGACTTAGTAGATGTGGTGTATGATCCATGTACAGTGGAAGAGATGTGTGCTACTATTCATGCTTATATGGAGAAGCATAAAACAGAAGATGGATTTACAAATACTCTGGTCACTATAGATCACTCAGCTTTATTTAGAGTTGGTAAGGGGCAGAAGGATAAGTTTGAGATGCTCTATACATTAGGTGAAGGCCTTACAGAAATGAAGAAGAAGTTTCCTGTGGCATTCTTAGTTCTTAGTCAGTTAAACAGAAATGTTGAAACTATAGAAAGAACAAAAGATGGTACATATGGGAATTATATTCTTGACTCTGATTTATATGGTTCTGATGCTTTATTACAACATGCTGATGTAGTACTGGGTATTAATAAACCCTTTAACAGAAGAATTAAATTCTATGGTCCAGAAAAGTATATTATCAATGACCCGGATCTTTTAGTATTCCACATACTAAAATCAAGAAATGGTTTCATGGGTATGAACTTTTACAAATTGGACAATACTGTTATGAGGCTTATTGAAATTGACCCACCACCCACATCATCACATTAATTTTAAAATATGTATAACAGAAGAGAAAAAGAAAAAGAGTTGATGGAACATCACTCTGGTTATCTAGACAGACTGAGTTCTAGTTACCAATTTACTGCAAAGACTGCTTTTTACAGCAAGGGTAAATTTGGAAGACAGATCCAGTTATTTGAAAATGAACTGAATAAGGGTTCTGATATTTATGTAGAGTTGGTAGATATTGTTAGAGATGCTAAAGGCATGGAAACAGATATGACCCCAATGTATTGGGAAAGACCACTATTTAAATGCAGATACAATCCTTATTTTAAAGAAGAGTATGAAGTTAAAGTTTCTACAAATTCAAGAGGAGAAGAATACTCTGCTTATATTATACCTACCTCAGAGTTGGTATGTGTAAACAAGGGTTCTGATGAAATCCCTTATAATGAGTATGAGAAGAACAGAACAGCTGAGCCAGTAGAGCAAAAGAAGCTAAGTGTTTTTCCAGACTTTGAAGAGGAGTTTATTCCCAAACTGAAAGATGTAGAAAGCTCAGGTGATGTATCTGCTATATTATTAGAGATTGCAGCTGGATTTCAGAAACTTGCAGTAGCATTTAAAAACAAATAACATGGGTATAGTACTTCCAACTAAAAAAGTAAAAGCTGATAGAATTAATCCTAAAAGATTAATTATCTATTCTAAGCCTAAAACTGGTAAGACAAGTGCATTTGCTGGTCTTGAGGGTAATTTGATTATTGACTTAGAAAATGGTGCAGACTATGTTGAAGCCATTAAGGTAAAAGCAAATAATCTACAAGAGCTCAAGGAGATTGGTAAAGCAATTAAAGAAGCTAACTATCCATACAAGTATGTTACAATTGATACTGTAACAGCTTTGGAAGATATGGTTATGCCGCTTGCAATTAACTTATATAAACAAACACCAATGGGTAAGAATTATTCTGGAGACAGTATTCTAACTTTACCAAATGGTGCGGGTTATTTATATGTTAGGCAAGCATTCTTTCAAGTTTTAGATTTTATTGATACATTAGCACCCCAAATTATTCTATCTGGTCACATTAAGGACAAGCAGGTAGATGATAAAGGTGAGATGGTTATGTCTGCAAATATTGATTTGACAGGTAAAATAAAATCTCTAATTTGTGCAAATGCAGATGCTATTGGTTATATGTTTAGAAGAGGTGAACAAACTATTCTAAGCTTTAAGACTAATGAAGAAGTGACTTGTGGTGCAAGACCTGAGCACTTGAGAAATGAAGAGATAGTAATTTCTGAAATGGTAAATGGTGAGCTAATTACTCACTGGGAAAAAGTGTATAAATAATAAATAATAACAAAATGGGATTAAGTACAAAAGATCTAGTAAGTGAAGGTGGTGGTGGAATGGCAAAAACTATTGCACCGGGTAACCACACATTGAAAATTAACAGTATGGTGTTAGAGAACTTTCAATTTATTGATGGTGCTAAACACTTAATACTAAATGTTGAGACAGAGCCAATTGAGGGGTTTGATGGTTTTCTAATTGATAAAGATGATGAAAGCAAGGGCAGATACAAGGGTCAGATTGGTAGAGTGAAAGCTAGTCAATATGCATATGCTGATGGACAGACTAAGTCTGGAATTAAGATTCAGAGAGACAGATCTTTGATGATGTTCTTGGCTAACTTGTCTAAAGCAACTGGCATAATGCAATGGTTTGAAGAACAAGATAATAAATTTAACAGCATTGAGGAGTTTGTAAAAAACTTCAGTGACAATGCTCCACTTAAAGATAAGTATCTAGACTTCTGTGTTGCTGGTAAAGAATATGAGAACAAATCTGGTTACACTGCATATGACATGTGGTTGCCAAAAGCAGAAAATAATAAGTATGCTTATGGTGAAGAAGGTTCTGATAGAATCCTTAAGTATGATGAGGCTAAACACCTTAAGAAACTTGAGGTAAAACCAGTAGATAATTTTGGTGATGATGATGATGATTTTCCAACACCTGGAAGAACATCTTCTGACTTTAGTTTAGATTAACAGCTCCTACATAATGGGGAGTTAGTCTAGCTCCCCTTATGTACTAAATTGGGTTGCTATGATTTCTACAAAAAACTTAATATGTGATTTAGCTGATGTTCCAAGAGAATGGGCATTTGAACACTATCTAAACCTTACAGAAAAACTTACAGGCCAAGATATTAAAATGAAGTCAGTATTTAATACACGGGAGAAAACACCTTCTATGTGTATTTATATTGACAGAAATAATATCTATAAGTTTAAAGATTTTTCTTCTGGTATTGGTGGTGATGCAATAAGCCTTGTCCAAAATCTATTTAATCTACCCACTAGAGGTTCCGCAAGTTATAAGATAATTGAAGACTATAACCAATATGTTTTAACTAATGGTTGTAACACAATAAGGTCTTATAAACAGCACAGTAAATTTAAAGTTACTGATTATGAAATGCGGCACTGGAATACTCTTGATCAAAAATATTGGATGGGATTTCACATTGGTTCTAGATTGTTATCTAGATATAATGTTGTTCCATTGGAATATTATATAATGACAAAGACAGATGAAAATGATGTTGTGTCAAGTATAACTATCAAGGGTAATTATATCTATGGGTATTTTAGAGAAGACGGGACACTCTATAAGATTTATCAGCCAAAGGTTAAAGAGAGTAAATTTATCAAGGTAAGAGATTATATACAGGGTACAGAACAATTAGTATTTGATAAACCTTATTTGATTATAACATCTTCCCTTAAAGATCTGATGGCATATCAGAAACTAAAGATTAGTAATTCAGAAGCAATTGCACCAGACAGTGAGAATACTATGATACCTGAGAATATAATGAACAGCATTAGTTCTAAGTATCAGAAAGTATTTGTGTTGTTTGATAATGATGAGGCTGGTATAAAGGCTGCTGAGAAATATAAATCTAAGTATGGTTTTGATTATGTAGTATTGGATCTTGAGAAAGATTTATCAGATGCTATTAAAGTACATGGTATAGACAAAGTAAGAGACAATCTTTTACCATTATTAAAAAATGCAATACTATGAGTAAATGGTCATACCAAGGACAAGACTTTGAAAGCTCCATGATTCCAGAAGGAGCAGAAGGTTTTGTGTATGAGATGCAGGCTATAATAGACGGTAAACTTGTAAGGTATATTGGAAAGAAGAACTTTTATTCTGTAACAAAGAAGAGATTTGGCAAGAAAGCCTTGTCTTCTATGCAGGATAAGAGAGCTAAGAAATATACTATACAAAAGAAACTTACCTATCTAGATTATTATAGTAGCAATGCTGTGCTGAAAGATGCACATAAAGCCGGGATAGAGATTAGAAGATACATGCTTAAGATATGTTTCTCTAAAATGGAACTTACTTATTATGAGACTAAGTTTCAGTTTGTTAGAGGAGT